CAGAAAAATCTGGATTACTGGGGGCGCCAGTAATCAAGGGGGCGTAGATTTTATTACGTATTAACCAGGACCATACTTACGAGTAACATTCAGGAAGGGGAGAGAGTTCCCTTTTAGGGGTAACAATTCCGACCGACCATCCAGTTACAAACAGAGTGATTAAATAAAGAAAGGTAGAAGGGGAGAAAATTTTTGTTGTAGCATAACGCATGTAACCTTCAAAGAACATGCGGCATAGGTTTTTAAACCCAGGCAGTGGCGATCAGAGGAATACCGATAAAGTATCCGAACTGAAAGTCATCACCTACCTGGCGACGAATCACCGGAGCAATACCAGAACCACCAATGGTGACCCTGGCTCTGATCTTCGAAGAATAAATGTCGTTAACGACAGGAGTACTAAGAAGAGCACTTGTAGCATTGGTTAGACGATTAAGTCTAGAATGCAATTGATTGTAGTGGGGGAACTCAATATAAGCTCCACCAGTTGAAGAAGATTGTTGAACGATTTCAGCATTTCCATGTAGGGGACTTGAAGAAGCTGTAGCAGTCCAATCAAAGGACTTCGAATTTGAATCGGCATAATAATACGTAGAGGTAAAATTAGGTCCAGAGTTTTGGGCTTCATCGGAAATCCGCCAGCGCATTGAACCACGATTCATAACATATAACGATCCCATAAGAGAAACAAGATCATCATTTACATGGGAAGTAGAAACTCCTCCAACTTGAAAGATAACACCATATAGAGCAAATGGTTGAAAATCAAGAAGAGTTTCAAGGGCAGCATTCCCATTAACACTAAAGCGAGTACTTCTCTTAATCAGTTGGAGAACAGATGTAACCTTCTCTCCAATACAAAATTGTGCAGAAGCAAAGTTATCATCCTCAACACCGGATGGACCAATAGTGTTCCCAGGAGGTGTAATGACACAATCAGTCTCACCACCACCACTTTGAGTAACGAACGGAGTGTCTTCTCCAGTACGAATGTAGGGACCCAAATGGGTGTTAGCATCACCAAATTGAGGTTTAGGAACTGCGAACTCAAAATCATCAGCACATGAAACCTCAAACAACATATTAACTGTAGAACTAACTGTAGGTGGAGAAATCAAGCTATTCAATACGAATATCTCGACTCTACCATAACTAGAATTAACATCACGGTAAGTCCATGTGGAAGCATATGGAAAGGTGTAAGTAAACTCACTACCATACCTCAAATCGATAATTTCACGATATAAATAGTCACTATCAGCTAGTGGAAAACTAGTACCAGCAGGAACTCCAGGAGCATAAGCTACAACAAGTCTTCCAGTGTGAAATTCAGTTTTGACAACCTTAATAGTTAAGGTAATTGAGCCTTTATAATACTTAAATATATGACTAAAGAAACCAACAGGAGTGAACCTTTGATAAGTCACATCTAAAGCTGGTCCAATATCTGTTGCAGCAGCATCTTGAAAGGTTGTATTAGGACGCAAGTCAAAACCACCAAGCAAGGTACCAATAGTATCAGTATGAGCCCATGTTTGTTCCTTAAAATAAGTAGGAATAGACAGGATATAAGCAATAGCATTCTCATCAACATCAGAACCAGCAAAACCAGGAAGTACAGATACTGAATTAGCACCTGAAACCCCAAGAGTATAAGAAGAATCACCAGCATCACAATTGGACATATAAGGAAAAACACTTTTTGACATTCTAGTGATAGGAGATTGAACACGCGGATTCGAATAACCAAACCAGGAAGCAATAGATGCACCAGCATTAGCAACCCAAGCAACAGGAGCAGCAATCGCAGAAAGTAAAGGTATACCTTTAGCAAAAGTGGCTACAGTCCCAATAGCTTTGAGTGGACCAGAAATTATACCAGCATTACTGCCAGCTAATTCCTGATCAGGAACAGAAACATCAGGAGTTTTGGTCTTTCTAGAACCACGGGCTCTCTTAAAGTCACCTCCAGCCTGTGTAATTAACAATTGTTCAGGATCAAAGAACGTAGTAGGGACAGTAGGAGTGATTAATTCAATATCTTTAAAACTAGCCCAGAGAGTGTACTCTGAATCAGAGTTACCACCAGAACCTGTTAACAATGGAGAATAAACACTAACATGAAGCGTACCACATGGTCCAGTACCATCTAATAAATTATAATATGTAGTAGGACCAATATAAGGCACTTCAAGAGTAGCTTCAGTATCACAATTAGCATCAAATTGAACGTTTGGTTGTTGGGTAATTGTCATTCTAGAACGATTTCTAGCATTAACGTAAGTACCGGGGATTTGACCTTGTGGAACGAAATGCATAATTAGACGACCTTGCACATAACGCTGAGCATTCACTTGTAGTCTAAAGACTGTAGTAGCACGAAATCCTAAATAACCTTGGATTTTGTCTTTATATAGCGTGTGCTGTAATAATTCAAAGGGAACGTCAATTCCAATGAATGTACCTGAAGTAGCTAAACTCCAGGTACCAGTTCTAATTTTAACTGGCTTTTCTAAGTATTTACGAATATCCTGGTCAAATCCAGACCGAACGTCATTACGAAGAAGAGATGATAAATTTAGAGGGGCAAGTTTAGTTGTTAACTTAACTGTATCCTCATTGACCATGTTAGTCGTTGAGGTAAGCGTATCCATGGCAGTGATGTCCAGCTCGCCAGCTGTAACATTTGCTTTTGTTTGTATATTTGTAGCAAGTCAAATTTAAATTAAAAGGCTGACTCAAGCCTAAAAATCGTACTGGGGTCCTCTAGATATTGGTGGTTAACCGGCCCATCTTGAGGGTTAATCCTAAATAGGAAAGGCCAAAGATCTAGCAGCAGTACTGTCATATTATTAACCCAGAATTCACCTACGACAGCAAGATCACACTATTTCTTGAACACACACCTACAACTATAAAAAATTTATACCATAGGCACTCACACCCGCAACCACGTTTCCGTGACACGGGCTCACCCACACACCTACCAAATCGCCTTCCACCCGGAGCACTTAATTAAAAGCACTTCCTGGTTTGGGCAATTTGGAGTGTAATTCAACAAATCCTTACTAGCCATAACGATAAGCTTAGACCAAAATTGGAATGTCTCACGATCATGTAGGGAAAGTTCACTCAGACAATTGTCAACGTTATCTAACGTAATTTGTTTAGCATTTTGACCCTTCTTAGTCCAAAAGGCCATTTCAAGAATGGTATCTAAGGACAATGGAGCAACCATACGTCCCATAATACTTTCAAATCTAAAATTTCTCTTTAAGAAATTACATTCCTTTATACTTCTATAAGGAACAAGATCCGAAGTTTTATCTTCAGGTGTATAAACATACCCAAAAGTCAAAAATTCCTTAGCGATGGTAACTTGATTATATCTATCGATTATAAAATCATCAATAGTTCCGATATTATCATCACCATATCCAATTAAACAAACGGTATCATCAAACTTGTCCATATTATATATTCCCATAATCTTACCAAAAGACATTCTAAACAGAATGTCAGTAACAAGAGTATTAAATATAGTCGTAAAAGGATGCCCACTGGGTAGTGAACCATCCCATTGAACAACAAGATCACCAATAATATGCCGAGAATTATAAAGATCGAGAAACAACACTTTTCTGATCTTAGCGTTTTCATCACCATCACCATACCAAGCATTAATACCATCACATATTTCAGTAGCAATCTGAGCTCCATGGCGACCATCAAAACCTTTTTGATCACCAGCGAACACATTTTCACTTTGACTCATCAAGTATTTATATAATCTCTGCCACTCATCAGAGTAAACATTTATACCAACAGCACTATGATTACTAATTCTATTGGTCATATAATCCATTTGAAAATCAAGAAAATACATACGCCACGCAATCACGTAATCTAAAGGAGCTCCAGAAACCAATCTAGAATTCCCTTGCTCAACTTTATTGAATGGTCTAAGCTCATCTTTAAGAAAATCCTTAAATATGTTCAAAGTCCTAACGCCATTTCTGGCATTATCAATAATATTCTTAACACGAGCTCTCAACATATCACACTTAGGACCTGTCAAATTGTATAATTCTTCTTTACCAAAGAATGTTTCTTTACCCCTGTAACCAGGGGTTAAATCTTCACAAAAAGGATATCCAGCACTAGTATTACGTGGAATAGCATCACAAAATGTTTTTCCAGGAATACCAATAACAGCTTGATCAAATGAGAACAAAGTTCTATTACCATGAAGAACGTCAACCGGATTATTAGCTAGGAACCTAAAACAATCATGTCCTGCCATGGACAGAAGTTTAGGATCTAAGTAAACACGAGGGATAGAGTACTTCTCTTGCGCAATCCGCATAGGGTCTATAAAATCACCTTCGTAATTAGTAAACCTATGTAACATAGCGGGTTTAGTAGTACTCTCTCGCCAGGAATCAATTAATGGAGTTGAAGTTAGCTTAGTATTAGTGGAAATACCAACGGGTTTCTTTACATGATATAAAGGAACAAATGGTGTTCTATCAAAAGCCTTACTTTGTGATTCAAAAATGATCGTTTTATCACTAATTTGATCACCAAAACTGTTAAGTAACTTCATGATATCTTCTTTACACAAACAACTGCTAAATCCAACAGCATCATTATTACCAGCAGTATGGAAGCCTAAAATTTTCATATTACGAGAAGTAGACTCATAAAGGTAAAGAACAGATCCGCAATCACCTTTCTTGGTGGGTGCTTTATATTCAAAACCTCTAGTAACACAAATCTCTTCATTCATAGCGTCAAGAACACGTTTATTGGACATATTTCGACTAGACGAGTAATATAATCGAGGAGCATTCTTTCCAGACGTAACGTGTAAACACACGTCCGGACTAACATACCCATTCATAATAGATCTAGGAATCAAAAAGTCTGTGATATCACAAGATAAAGGAACAATGGGAGGAAACTCAATAGCACAAATATCTTGCTCAACATTAATTGAACGTTCATTAGCAATAAAACACCGAATAGGTAATTTATATTCAATATCAGTACCACACTTTCGTATAACCACTTGTGTATTATCATCAAAGGTTCCTGTTTCTAGTTGATACTTAATAACTCTAGAAAAATGATACGGCATAACACCGACATTACCTTTAATCATAATAATGGAGCCATACCTAAGCATTTCACCATTAACAAACATCTCATAAGTATTTCTAACAGCAACCTTGGACATAATTTGTTCTAAGATTTGATCACTGCCACCTTGGAATTGGACTTCCATGTCCTGCATCTCCTCACGCCACATGCGTGCTCGGTGACCTCTTTTATTTGATCTACCACTACCACCTCTAGCTCTCTCACCCGAACCGCCTTCAAAAGAAGCAAGTTGTCCAGGAACATCAGCAGATGGTTGGTTAAGCATAGTGTATATAGGCAAAACTATTGATCCAAAGACCACAGTAATGGTAGATACAACGCTTAACACAGGATATTTCGCATAAATATTTAAGAGTTTATTCTTAATTTTATTGTAATACTCATTGATAAATTCACTCCAAACAGTAAAGTTAATCATATCACGCGCATTAAGCACGGACGGAGAAGCAAAACCATTAATAAACATACCAAAAGTAACATAATTACTAAGGCTACTTAATGCGTTCAAACATCTTGAGGGTGTAAGAGGATTGTCCTTTGAAAAAAATGAAGAAAATATTTTTTCAAAATACTTTACAACAGTTTGAATATTAAATCGGGAAAATCGAACTCCACAGCCTTCTAAAAGCGTTTTAAACACTAGGTTCCAGTTATCAGCCTCAGCAGTAGTCATGTTAGCAACATAATTATCATACTGATCTAAAATAGAATTTTCGTCAGGTTCCTTAGGAGGTTCATGACTTTCTAATTGATCTAGAGTTAGCTCTGAAACATCAGGAAGAACAATCGAGGGGATATCACCACCTTGAGATTTTAAATCCAAGTGGAGACGACCAGTAATACTGTCAGTTTTAAGATTCTCTAAATTATCTAAATATCTTTTACCACGATTCATGGTATCAAAATACTTATTACAACATAATTGGTTTACACCTTCAAAATTGAATGTCAAACCTTCACGAAAACTATTTAGAGGATCGACTTGAATGAAACGCATAGCATCCATATCAAAATCATTCTTCAAAAGACTATTATCTAATCGTTGAGCCCAAGTAGCACCTGTTCCAACGAGCTTAGCATAACCTTGATTAGGAATCAAATCAAAAGCCAAATCGAAGCGCCTGTTAAGCGCTTCAGGATAATTGATAGATTGAGGGTGAAACTCTTCGCAGTTAGTGGTAACAACGATAACTTTACTAATAAAGTTAGCAATACCCTTTTTCTCTAAAGCAGCCATGTGAAGCGTGTTTGGAAACAAATTTGCACATCGGATAATATCAAAGAATTCATTATCAGGTTGTCCGGCAATATCCTTAGCTTGACCAAAGTCGTCAAAGATAGTACAGAACTGACCATTATAACCTTCCCAGTAACCAGCTTCAGATTGCCTATTATAAATATAATCATTATGATTTGCTTTAAAGAGGGCAAGATCCTCAGCAGGAAGAACTTTAGATAAGATTTTAATAATCA